GATGAACACTGCTGGCACATCTTTTGACCTCATCGAAATGTCCCCAAGACTAATCGTAGACTTTACAGGAATGACAGAGTCTTGCAATGTGACTAAGAGTATGTCTGATCTTGGAAATGCTGGAATGCCAGTTGGGCAGTTGTTGGCATCAACTGGAAACATTACTATGTTTGATTACAATGAAGTATTCAATGAGAATAATAAGTCTAGCGTAATCTCAAAGTATTTGGATCAAATAATTAAGTTTATGATTTATGAAACTATTACAGATACAGATGGTAATAAATATCTTGTGCCAATCAAAACTATGTATTCTGCAAACAAGCCATCTCTGGCAGCAGCAACAAGAACACTAAGTGTTGAGCTTAGAGACTTGACTTTCTGGTTTGAACAGTCAATGGCTCCAGAACTATTTATGGTTGATGTCTCCATGAGCGTAGCTGTATCCACTCTTCTTGACTCAATTGGTTTTTCTAATTACAAGTTCTTGAGAATGGATGGGGAAAATGATTTAGTAATCCCATACTTCTATACAAGTAGCGAACAGTCAGTTATGCAGGTTTTGCAGGACATTGCTGTATCAGCACAGGCTGCAATGTTTTTTGATGAAGAAAACAATTTGGTTATTATGTCAAAGGCATACATGCTACCAGAATCATCTTTGCCAAGAGCAACAGACATGATTTTGAGTGGAGAAAATACAGATGTAATGGATGCTAATATTCAAGATATTGCGGTACAAGAGTCTAAGGTATTCAACAGCGGAACCATCAACTTCCAAGAAAAATATATACAAAGATCTTATGGCTCAATTAAGCAGTCATCTATGATAGATAGAAACAAGACATGGATATATAAGCCAGTATTACTTTGGGAAGCTTCAGGATCGCTAAACACAAAGTCTCAGAATGGTCAGCTTTCCAATCAGTCAGCATACTCGCTAGCTGCAATACCACTGAACTCAAAGCTTACGTCTAGCTTGCCAACAGTTGTAAATGGTTCAATCATTAATAATATAATTGATTTTGGCGAAGGTGTATATTTTACGACAAGATACAATGGATACTTTTTTGCTAATGGAGAAATTATAAGGTATGATGCCGTTGAGTATAGCATTTCTGGAAAGACAGCACCTGTTTGGATTCAAAGTACCCAGGAATACTCTAACTACTTCCAAGAGTTAAAGTTTGGTGGAACAATGTTTCCAACTGGAAGAGTCAGAATATATTGTGAGCCAAAGTATGAAATTGTCAATAATGTGACAAGGTTCAAAGATGGTGCAGTAGCCAAGCACGGTCGTGGCCAATTTGGAACACCAATAGTTGAGCATGAGTCAGGTCTATCTGCACTGTGGACAAACTCTGATGGGAAAAATTCAACTCGTGGATGCAAGATGTCATTTACAGATTTACTCTCATTTGATGAAGCAACAGCAAAAGATAGAAGCAAGTCGCTAACTGTTGGTCCAGCAGGATTAGCAAATTCTGCTGTCGCTAATGCTAGTAGAAGCGGTATCATAAGAAACTCTCTGAGTGGTAACTATAAGACTGATGCACAAATAAATCAGCTCAAAATAACTGAGGTTGGAACTGTACAGTCGTCTGCACTTGTATTTGATGGACCAACATTTACTACTGACCTTAAAGCGGTTGATCACGTAAGCTATGCTCCAAAACAACTTGGTCGTCCATACGCACACTTTGGAACTAGAATGAGAATTATTGGCAGACTGGAAAATGGAACCAATAAGTCACAAACTCCAACTGGCTCTATGGGATATTATGAGGATGGCAAGGTTGGTGGTGCATCTGGTGGCCTAGCAGTGCTGCTTAATTCATCAACCAACAACGGATACTATTTTGAAATAATGGCCTTGACTGGTGACACAGTTTTGGGAGAAGAAGATGAACTTGTAAATAATAATCTTGTATTTTATAAGATTAAGTCAGACTCAAGTGGCAATGCAGTTCCAGTTAGACTATGGTCTGGAATTGCAAATATTGTCGTAGACTCTGGAAATTTTGCTGGGCAGTCAAGGATGAATACTCAGGAAAACCCATCAGTATACGACATAGCAGTAGAGTATGAAGAAGTTGACAAACGTTCTACAAGAAGATTCTACCTATACATAAATAACAAGTGCGTTGGTATCGTGGATGATACAGATCCTTTGCCAGCATACCAAGGGATGGCACCATTTATTCGTGGAACATCTAGAGTAATGTTTGAAAACGTATACGCACTATCAAAGAAGTATTCTGTAGACTCAACTGGCAGCCTATCAACACCAATTAACTCAGTATTTGGAGATAGCTCAGTAGACGTATCAGAGTCAATGAGAAAGTATGCACTGAGTGGTGCTGTTCAAAAGACATACTTGTCTGACATCAATAGCCAGCAAGGTCCAGGATACGACATCTACTTTGAGGAATTTGGAACAATCATGAGAGAGGCTGCATACTTTAATATTAAGTATGACAAGGCATACCCTGCATTAAGCTCTAAGATATCTCCAACTTTCAATAAGACAAGAGGGTATACAGTATCTGGATTTATGCCAAATGCATATGGTGCAGAGTTTCTTGTTTTCAACCATACAGATACAGTCATCAGCTTAGATGAAACTACTGGAAATTATTTAAGAATTCAGGGCGTGACTTTTACACAAAACTCAGATAGAAAGCTAACCCTAGACGACTATTATAAGTATAATAGTGACCTGTCCAACGTTGACTATGTTCTGACTGCAACAAACTCACCATTCAAATCTGAAAAAGAATATTTTGATATTAGAGCAAGTCGTGCTACATATGGAACCAATGAATTTTCACTGAATGCAAAGTATATTCAAACAGAAGACGCTGCACGTGATCTTATGGGATGGGTAATTTCAAAGACAATAAAGCCAAGAAAGTCTATTGGCATGTCAGTATTTGCAGGATCAGTTCTTCAGCTTGGCGATATCGTTCAAATTTTTTGGACAGATGACAACGGAATTGACCAACTAGTTGCTAGAGATAAGAAGTTTGTTGTCTACAGCATAGAATATTCAATTGAGCCAACAGGCCCAAGCACCACAGTTTATGTTAGTGAGGTAATCTAATGGCAGACAAAACAAACAAAACGGTAAAGCCTCTATTGCCAATATTTAAGCAAGTTCAGACTGGCGTACCACAATCCTTGCAAAAGCCAAAACCTTTGCCAGGAGATAAGTCATTTATTGGCCCAGTAACATCCGTTCAGAAAGCAGAGGGTGCAGTAAGAGCTGCTAAATCAGCTGTTAGTCAGACTGGAATAACTGCTCAGCAAAAAGCAGATAGATCTAAAACTCTTGGTCGTGCACAATTACAACTGTCTAAGGAAAAAGCAAAGGCTACTGTAAAGCAAGAAACAAAAAAGGAAACGCCAAAGGACCCAGCCCCAAAAAAGACAAAACCAACAAAAAAGGTTGTTACAAAAAAGGTAGTTAAAAATAATACTACCCCATCTACCTCTACAGACAGCACCACGAACACTGATGTTCCTGATGAAAATACACAGGGCGGTACATCCGTAAGCCCTACCCCAAACACACCAGAAGCAGGGGTAAGCGGAGATAGCGAAACTGCAAAAACCTATAAGCCAGCTACTCCAGACCTAATACTTCTTCAGGAAGAGGCATTCCCAGCTGAAGTGATGACTGATCTGCTATTTGAAGATATTGGTTGAACTGAAATTCTTAATTTAGCTAGACATGATCTTGTAAGCGGTATAGATATCAAATACCAGCAAATATCTAATTTGTCAAAAATAGAGACAATTTACGGCGGTGCCAATCTGATTGCACTACAGAATACATCAGAGCAAGTATTCAAAAAGTATCCACTAAGCAGGTATACCTTTGTTCCAGATAAAACAGATGACCCATCTGGCTTTAACAGTACAGTATACCTGGATTCCAGCGGAAACCTGATCGTTGAGCTAACCTCTTTGGATAACTCATACCAAGTTGAAATTGAGTTCAAATCAGCTGACACTAATGATATAATATATTGAGGTAAAAACCATGATAACCAATAAAGGCCAACAGCTAATTACAAAGTATATGATCGGACAGGCAGCGTCATATGCTTCTCATATTGCCGTTGGTTGTGGACCTATGCCATATAGCAATCAGTCAACTGTGTCTCAGGCTGAAATAGCAGAGCAAAGGTTAAAGCAAGCCCTAGACTTTGAAATGTTTAGAGTTCCCATTACCTCAAGGGGGTATGTTACAGAAGAGTCTGGGTCAGCCTCTATTTCTGGAATATCTGTTTCAGATGGAGTTGTGACATATACCACATCAGATAATAATTTTATTACTGGTGACCGTGTAACAGTTTCTGGAGTTAATCCATCTCAGTTTAACATAACTGATGCCATTATTATTGATTCTTCCCCAACTAGCTTTGCAATTAAAAATTCTGTAACTGGTTCATATGTTTCTGGGGGAACAGCAAAAACATACTATACAGACATTGTACTAACAGCAGAGCTACCAACAGAAGAAAGATATGAAATCACTGAGGTTGGTCTTTTTTCTGCACAATCAAATCCAGACGCAGGATCTTATGATAGCAGAACAATTTACTCGTTTTCACAAAATGAGAATTGGCAATACCATGGAACCAGCATTGAGCCAATCCCAGTAATCTATACACCACTAGACCCAAACCAAGCCAACGTACTTGAGGGAACCTATACAGTTAATGGTCAGCCAAAGGATTGTAAGGTTATTCACACGAATGCAGATAACACACTTTTTGCAAATGAAAATAGAATTCGTAGATACGAAACTTCTAGATATCTTAATAATATTATTGCTATACGTGGCAACACTTCAAATCTTTCATATAGCTCTCAGACTGGCAGAGTTACATACAATTCTGGAGATCACATTCATCTAAATAATGTTAGGTTAAATTTTGACAAGAACTCTCCATCAGATGAGATTAGGCTGGCATTCTCTGTTATAAACAAGAGAGGTAGCGTTGAAGAAAACCCATCAGAAATTAATCTAATAGTTGAGTTTGCTCTATCAGATTCAACCTCATCTGATTCTGCTAAGTTTGAGGTGCACTTATCATCTACAGATGTCAACTTCTCTAACAATAGATATTTTGTAATATCTAAAAAGATTAGTGATCTTATCACTACTCAAAATTTTTCTTGGAGCCAGGTAACAAACATCAAGGTTTTTGCATCAGCTAAAGACTCTGACTCTGACGTAACTGATCTATTCTATATCTGTCTAGACGCACTTAGAATTGAGAATACTCAGACTATCAATCCACTATACGGACTATCTGGATATTCTGTAATCAAGACTGACTCTGGTACTACAGTTAAGAAGCTTGAAAACACAACCAACTATATCGAATTTAGGTTTGGTGTAGACATATAATGGCAAATAGAAAAACCAAAATAGACAAGGAATCCTTGCCACTAGTTAACTCTGAGAATAAATATCTAGTTAGATATAGAGTTGTTTTGGACAAAACCAAGCCATCAGACTGGTCAAACATTTACTCAATTCCTGCCAAACCAGTTTCTATAGTAAATGGTGTTGTCAGGGCAAACGGTGGCGTAATTGATGTTATTTGGGAAAATGCCAACAATCTACCACAATATGATGTTTTTGTCAAGTACCTTCAGTCTGGAACATATCAGTATCATGGCAGAACTACTGCACATAACTATTCAATAATTCCACAAGCTGGACAAAGCTCAGCCTATGTTTTAGTTCAGTCAGCGTCGGTACAGAAGAAACCATCTACAGCTCTCAAGGTTTTTGAGGGTAATGTCAGTCTATAGTGATATAATAGTTTAGGAGATATTATGGCAAACATTGTTAGAACACCAAGTGCAGGTCAGCCAATTGATGCTACCTATTTGCTAGAATTGGCCAACGCAATCAATACATTAGCAAGCAACATCTCTACATCACCA